TCTCCGTGCGTTGTCTGTTGTAGATTGGCTAATCTTATTTAACGCATCTGAATAGCGCGCTAGAATCTCTGTGGTCATTGAGGTGTCTTTTGCTACCTGTTGTTCCCATGCGCGGTTACGAGGTGGGGCTTTGGTTTCTGGCTGTACTGTCCACTCGTCATTGGTTAATGAATACGCGGCGTATGGTTTAATTGAAAGTATGTCTGACTTAACATTTACATAGAAGGTCAGCTCGTAAACATCCATGAAGCTCTTGGTTAGCGGGTGCAAGTCGTTGCGAAAATCTTCATTAAACATATCTGCTATTTGTTTATCGCTGAGTGCTTTATATTCTGGATTAGATTGTCTAAACAATAGATAATTAACGCCTATCAAGCAGTCTAAATCAGCTGGGGTTCTTGCAGCTGTCCACTGATATGAAACCGCTGAACCCGCGAACCATACATGGATGTAATTCTCTGGGCTGTAGTAGTGGGTGCGTAGGTGTTCTGTAAGGATGCGTAGAACTGATGAACGGACTGCTGGAATCAGCTTGCCGTTTCTAAATAGTCTTGGGTCTAAGCCCGCTCCTGGCGCGCTGAAGTATGATGTTTCTGAAGGCTCTACAGTTACAGGTGTTGCTTGTGCAACTAACGCTGAGTAGAAATCCATGTGACTAGTATACGACTAGTCTTCGTCTTCTTCTTCTTCTACCTCTTCAAGGTCAGGTACTAATTTGAACCATGATGGATGAGCGCCAGGTTCAGTAATTAATGTGATGCAAACATCTGAAGGGAATCCTGCTTTGCGCAATGCTTTATATAATTCGTGTAGTTGGATGGCATGAACTTCTAAAGGAGTCAAGTCCTCATCGCGAACTGTAACAACCTTCTTAGAAGGTCTTTTACGGGAAGTTGCCATTTCTACCCCTTAGGTTTGTATTTACAGTATACCCCTGATTTACAGCCCTGGAAAGGGTCAAATTAGTCAGGTTTAGTCGTACAGACCACGTTCTTTATAGGCTTTTTGCTGGTTATACATCTTGACAGGGCAGAAATCGCATAAAAACACTCTAATGTTAGCTTTGCCTAGACCCTCAGCTCTACGCTCTTGGTCGGTGCCTGCGTTTAATAGCTTTCTCTCAGCCTTGTAATCTGAACACTGACCCTTAGGTTGATTGTGAATCTTCCAACAAGACATCGCATCCGCTGAGTATGTATCTTTAAGGTCATAGAATCCTGTACCAAATACATCTAGTCCAGAGGCCATATTTTTACCGCCAGTAAAGGTATCTTTAATCTGCGCGACAATAGACTCTTTAATCTTAGGTGTCATCCAATATACAAAGTTTATGTCGGTCAGCATGCCCATATGACCTTGGCGCTCGCAATCACCAATTGCTGGTGCGAGGAAAGGGTTATCGGTTTGGTCGTAGCGGCCTTCACCCAAATACTTACCTGATTTAACATAAGGAATCTCTTGAATTGTCTTACATGTCTTACAGACAAGCAGAAGGATATATTCGTTTTCTAAAGTGTCAGCCATGGCGTAATACTAGCACATGGGTTTACTTCTTTTTGCTAGCCGCCTTTTTTGGGGCTGTTTTCTTAACGGTAGGCTTATCCGCATCTTTCTTTGCAGGCTCTGGGGCTGGCTTAAGCTTGCGTGGAGTTGTAATCTTTTTGGCTACTGCTCGGCGTGAGACATTCTCATCGTTATTTTTTGCAGGGGCACTCTTTTTGGTTGATGAGAAGTATCCGCCCTCATGGATTTTGAAATCACCAGACTTGATGTTGGCTACGTGCTCTGGGTTAGCCTTATCAAACTTGATTAGTTTAGGCTCGCTCATTTTGATGTATCAATCTTGACTACATTACGGGCAGCAGGCTTGCTGGCTTCCCAATCCTTCATGCCTTGTTGGTTGTACTTGGCAATACTTCCAGATTTAAAACCTTGAGTTGCATCAGAACTTAACTTGTTAAATGCTTCTTTGTTCATTCCACCTTTTACAAGGGTAACTCCAGAAGATATATCAGTTCTGTCAGGAGCAGTGTTTCCAGCCATTCTTACAATATCTGAAGGAATTTCACGTGGACCGCGACCAAGGTCGTTTCCAACAAGGCTTCTAGGTACTGCTTCTTCTGATGGAATCATTTAGGCATCGTTTCTTTGTATAGTTTCTCATCTAGCGCGTGGTCATCATAATCTGTATTAGATTCTGTTGTTGTCCACTTGCGATGGTACTTCTCAGGGGTTACATTAACGTGTGTCTCTGGAACGCGGCGTTGAAATTCTCCGCCCTTCCATAATCTATCTACACCTGCAGGGTCTGAGGCTGATGCGCGTCCAAGTGCGCCCATAATCTGTTGGTGTGAGCCTACAGAACGGCGTACATCTTTTGCGCGGTCAGGAACAGTAGACATTAGTTAAACTTCACACTCTTAGGCTTATCTTGAAAGCCTTTAACAATTTTATTAGATATATGTTGACCAACGTCTTTTTTAGTAGAACCTGGTTCTACATCAAATTCGTAGTCTGAGTGTGTTCCTGTAACACTAACGTGTTGTGCAGGTCCTACAACTCTTTTAGGGTCGTGAGCACGGTCTTTAGCCATTAGTTACCTGCTGGGTTAACCTTGTTGGTTTCTTCTGAGTTGATGAAACCATAATTCATATATGGATGTAGTCCAGCGCGTTCTTGAACAACAACCTGGTCACCCATTCCTGGGGCTACAGTTGTGTTTGGACGGCGCTTACGGTACTTGCCATCTGTTGCACCCTCTGCGAGTGCCGCGTTCTCTGACATAGCTTTGCGAACGGTCATGCCATTCGTCCTTTCACTAGTGAGTACTTCTTACGGCGTTGGCAAGAAGGACACAGGTCTTGATTCATCAATGATTGTACAGGTCCTATAGCCATACCACAGGCTTTGCAGGACTTGTCGCCGTTATACATGGTTCTAGCTAGTTGTTTTTGGGTTTCAAGGCTAACATCTTCCGCGCCAGCCATGCCCTCGCCAGTGCTATCGGTATATAAACCTGGGTCTCTACTCATCGTTTAGTTTCCCGTTCTTCTGGGGTTAGCAGACTAGTGTAGACAGGAGCATTTGGGCCATCACCTTTTTGGATTATTTCGTGAACTTTTCCAGTTTTTGGATTAACTGAATAATCCATAACATGCTCTCTGGCTTCATCAAAATCTTTGTTATTACGTGGCATTAAATTGTGCCCCCTAACGAGTTAGTGCTAGATGATTCTTGTGTATTAGGTGTTTGACTGAAATCGGACTCAACACGTTGGGTAGTTGCTACTCGGCGTGGCAAATTGATTAGGTCTTCAATGCCTATTTCTGTATCAGTATACCCGAACCGCGCTGGAAATAACTGTATCTGTGGCAGTGGGGGACGAACATACTCTTGAATTTCCGCGCCTGACATATTCCATGCGGCTAGGGATTGGCTCATTAGACGTTCTTGATTAGATTGAAAAGGTCCTATGTATTCTTGTGGAGGCATCGCTGCCTCTGCTGGTGCTGTCCAAGGGCGGCGGTTGTACACGCCATCTGCAAACTTTCCTGCGCCTTCTGCCATATTACTTCCAAGCTGGACGCATACGAGCCATTTGGTCTACGCGCCTCTTGTCTAGGGATAGTGGTGCTTCACTACGCATATTAGCTTTGCCATCGTTAGGCAAGTGTGGTGCAGGTGCAGCCATTGCGTCTTCTACGTTGCGCTTGCTGCGATAAACATTGCCGTCTTTAACGGCTTTCATCTGACGGGCAATACCACGCATTGGGTCTAGTCCTTCAGGATAATAATAATCTTGAACATCAATACGTTCCCCGCGGTGAACACCACGTTGATATGTGCGTTGTCCTACGCGAACCTTTAACGCGTTTAGAACTGTATCTGATGTGCTTGAAGCTCTACCACGGTCATCGCGGCGTGTACGAATTGTTCCTAAATAACCGTCAGGATATTCTGCCTGTGGAGCACGACCAACACCAAGACGTAGGAAATCTAATTCACTACGAGCAACGGGAACACCACCACCGCCATAGACAGTGTTGGTTCCATACATACCACCAGCGCCCAGGTTCTGGACGTTTTGATGTGGTGATGGGTTAGCCATACTCCAAGGATACGCCTAATTAATTATAGATTAGCGTTGAACTCTTGACCTTCAAAGAAAGCCCAGCCATCCATGATGTGAATAGGTTGCAAAGTAAAATGACCATCTTCGCGAATCCATCCAACCATGATGCCTTGTTGCCAATCTTCCCAATGCTTTACAGGGCGACCGTTTTCGTTTAACCCTGAACCATATGAAGGGACAGCACCATCTACTCGGCATAGGCAACCAGGGCTGGCTGACACACTGCGGATAGGGCCGTCTTGATCTGCAACAGTTTTGTACTGAACTTCTTGTCGGTGGGCATGGCCAAATACTGTTGAAATATGCGGGTTTTTATTAACGTATGAGCTGGCAGTTGAACCATTGCTGCGGACGGTTGTTCCATGTACCGCTTTTAGGTTCTTAGTTAACCAATACTCGCTCGCTGGATAGGCGCCTATGTAATCTACTTTAAGGTCATCTAGTCTGAGTAGGTAAGGTACCGACATCACAGGCCAGTCTAGTTCTGTTGCATTCGCGCGCTTAATACCTTTACTTGCCATGGCGTTCGCTACCACATAACGATTCATACGGCAGTCATGGTTACCTTCCAACAAAACAATTTTAGCATCGGGACACGTTGCTCTTTGTTTTGCAAGAAGGTTATGACCATAGTTCAACGCTGGTTGAACAGTGTGGGCGAACATCTCTTCTTGAGCATACTTACCCATAGTAGGAAGGTCTAGGTAATCACCTAAATGAATAATCTCGTCAACGCCATACTTCTCTTGCATATAGGCAAGAATCTGAAAATGAACTTCTATTGCCGCTTCGTCGTGAAACGGATCAAGGGTTCCGTCTTCATACTTACGGTATCCAATTTGAGGATCAGGAACAAAAACAACTAACCGCATATTGCTCTTACCTACACGTTTGCTTGCGTCATAGGTTGCAGGGTTAATCACTGTCGGTTCTGCTGGTTGAATTGGTGGCCATGACCAGTCATTAACTTCTTCGGTGTTAATGGCTTTGTTTAGTACGTCTAATATGTCTAACGACATGTGCAGTAACCTCTCATATGTGAACGAAATGCTGTTAATTTAAAAGGAAGGTCTATCTCTTTACTAAGGTCTGTAAATAAATGTGCGTTCTTTACTTTGTTATTGTTTTCTTTAATTAATGCAAATGCTTTTTGCTCATCTTCGCTAAGGGTCTCAACCCATTGCGCTACTACGCATGTGGTGTTGTCTGTAGCTAAATGCTTGGCTAATACTTCTAGCATGACTCTCCTCGTTTTCATCACGATACAACGAGGTTAGACTATCACATATAAAAGGTAAATAAAAAAGAAAGCCCCCGCAGAGTATGCGGGGGCTGCCAGCTTAACTGGGCTTAGTTGTGGTCAGACATTCCTGCGTTAAAGCTAGGAGCTTGGGCTTTCATAGCTGATGGAAGAATACGTCCATTGGCTTGAGTAGCACCAGCTTCTGGAGCTTCTGTCTTTTGGAACTTAACGCGAACACCATAACGAGCACCGCTTGTAGCAGTTGTGAACTTACGTGATGGCTTAGCCATCTTTGTTGGGTCACCTGCAGCTGTGTTCTTCTTCTTAACAAGTGTACCCTTTTCTACAGGAGCAACAGTATGCTTTGCAGCGTTGCCTGGAGCCGTAGAAGTAGGCGCGATTGGCGCTGGGTTCTTCTTTGAATCTGTCTTCATTTAGTTTCCTTTGCAAAGGGGTTTAAATAACTGTACGGTATTTATTATTTAAATACAGTATTAAATAGTTATAACAGTAAGAACCATAGCTGAGATGTCTCCATCGTGGCTCTTGATAGTGGTGAACCCAGGCACGTAGGCAATATCAATACCTCTAGGCGCGGTGTAACCACGCGCAATAGCTAATGCCTTTGTAGCTTGGTTAACTGCTCCAGCTCCTACAGCACGGACCTTACAGGTGCGTGTCTCGTAGATTGCGTGAGCGATGGCAGATGCCACAGATTGGGGGTTGGAACCTGCGGAAACTCGCAGTACGTTTTCTTCTTCTTGAACTTGCTCGGTCATTTTTGTCCCTTGGTTTACGAATTGTGGTACCCCGTGGGATAAATTATGAGGGTTTATCTAATAATAATCAGGTTAAATACTTAATCATCTTCTTCAGTATAGTATGGCTATCCTCTACTAATCCTAAAACCATATTGCAACGCTGACACAGAAGTCCTCTGATGCACTTTCCGCAGGTTACTTGACCTGAGCAACAGTTGTGGTCATGGTCTACAGCAAATTGTTTCTTTGAATTCTTTTCTAAAACCCCACAAATATTGCATTTTCCATGCTGTTTTACTAAGAGTGTTGCATAATCTTCTAAGGTAAGACCTTTATTTTTTAAATTGCGTTTTCTGCTTTTTAATGGGCTGTTTATCTTATGCCAATGGCGCCTACAGGCTCCTGTAGGGCCTCCTAGGTCTGAGCACCCTTCTACAATACAAGGCTTTCTTAAATCATTTACGCGCTGTGCAGGGCCTAAATCCCCTTTAGTTCTCAACCTCGTATAGTGCATTAAACAATAACCTGAGACTATACGCTTAGATGTACTTGTGCACCCTTTTACTTTACATGTCATAAATGCGATTATATCAAAACCCCGCACTTTGCGCATTACTAAATAGGTTTATCCGATGGGGTTGGCGCGGTGGCATAAGTTCCGCAAGAAGCGCACTCCATATCTAAAAAGTAAGTGGTTAGTTGATAATCATCAAAACTAGCCTTTATATTCCATACAAATGACTCACATATAGGGCAAATATGATGGACCTCATCTGCGTGGTCCATGGTGCCTGTGTAATCAGGCTTCAGTTGACGGATAGGCTTCAAGACGAATCCTCTCCAGCGCAGCTTTCTGCTCAACCATCATGGCTTCAATCTGAGCTATTTCTTCTTCAGACATCTTATCTTTGTTGTTCTCGTAAACCTGAACACCAATCTTAAAGTTCTGTTCAAGCATGGCGTATTGAAGCTGGCGTCGCTCTTGGATAAATGCTTGTGCTTCTTCTTTACGTGCTTGTCGCTTGTCTTGTGTTTTACTCAACTTGCTCCCCATCCTCCGCCTTTAAAATGTGCAGGTGTTGCACTGAATACTTTATTCATAAACTCTCCGCACTTTTCACAGATAGGTCTGTCGTTAGAATCAAATGACAAATAAACTTCTGTTGTAGTGTCACAGTTCATGCATACAAAATCATAGTTAGGCACTTACTAACCTCTTAGTAGCACGAATAGCTAGCTTAGCTGGTGTGTAACCACCAACTGTGCGCCCTGTCTTCTTCTGTACCTTAGGGTTCTTCTTGAACGCCTTACCATTTGGACGATTGTCATTGCGACTTCCGCCGCCCTTACCGCCTCTACCTTTTGCCATTATTTCTCCCTAAACTTTGGGTCCTGAAGCTTATCATAAATTTCTTTCTCATATGCAAGGGTGTGCGAAGCCGACACGAGGTGCGCTAATGCAAATGAATCTGCAGCGTTATCGTCGGTGAACTCTGCTCCCCACTTCTTATATACGTGAAGAAGCATCTGGCTCTTAGATATACCTTGGCCTTTGCCTGTTACATACTTCTTTAAACTGGTTGGTGGGACTATCAATGGGTAGATGCCAAAGTCCAATAAGGTTAGCTTAACCATCCCGCCCAGTTCACCTAGCATGTTAGCCATCTGTGAACCAAAAGCATAGCCTTCCATAGCCACATCTGTTACGTTATCAAATTGGTGTAGCCAGTTCATAACGTGCGCTTGGATATCACGAAGTCTATCTATCCCGCGCTTGTCAGACTTATATACCTCTGTGTAGTAATTGCCATTCTGGTAAGCAGTTATAGCAAACCCACTATAAGACTGGTCTATACCTAAATACACAGCGTTCTGAGGTATTACTAAACCGTCTTTAAATACTTTCATTAATAACCGCGCGCCTTTAGAACAGATGTTCGTCTTGTTAACTCGCGGGAGGTCAATTGGTATGACCGTTCTAGGTTATCTAATGTTGTTTTCAAAAGCTTATGGTAAGCCTGAGCTTGCAATCTATTGCGAGATAGCTCCTGCATAACTGGGTCAGTCAAGACATGGGCACGGAGCATGATGGACTTCTCTGTGGTCTTGCCTGTGGTCTTACCCAGCATGGCTTGAGCTTCTGCCATGTCGTACTCGTTCTCTACCTCAAGAACAGCCAGTTCTGCTGCAGTAACTTGGGTAAGCATGAAGGAGTAGTACTGCATATAGACGTTAGCCAATCGCATTAACTCTTGGTCATCAATAGCTGTGATGTCATCTGGTAGTGAAGGAAGGTCAATATCCAACTTACGTCGGATAGGAATACCCTGTGCCTCTAAGGTCTGGATAACCTTCTCGCTAATACCGTTTGCTTCAATAGTAATCATCCTAACCCCTTACATTTAGCGCAACCATCTGTCTTGATATTACAAGGTGGTGGCGTACCAGCATTAACAGAATCCACAATCATCTGCGCGGCCTCAAACAAATGTGTTATACCAAAGTCACTCTTACGGATAACAAACTCTTTATAATCTTGGTTAGGCTTTGCTTCATAGATGATTACTGCTTCTTGTGGGAAGTTTTCATACCCTAGCAGTTCAGCTAGCTTCATGTAAATCTGGACTTGGGTAATGTGCTTCATGAATGGGGCGTTGATAGCCTTCCATGTCTTTTCAAAGTCGTAGTCATTCTCTGCCAACAGCTCAGGGCATTCATAACGTAAAGTTCCTACACCAACTGATTTAATCTCTAGCATCAGTGGTTCACCTAGGTTGACTAACCAACCATCTGCGTGACCTGAGATGCGTAATGGTTCATAGAACAGGGAAACTTCACGATACTCAAGTGGACCATCGTGACAATCAGAACCGCCCCAGAACATCTCTTCACACTCTAGGCAATACCACTTACCAAATAGAACGCCCATCTCCTGAAACCACTTCTGCCACTTAGCGTGGATAGAGTGGCCTTCTTCAAAGATAGACATTAACTTTAATCCCGCTTTGCGGGTTTCATTAGGAGTAGCACCTAGTAACTGAAAGTACGATGCACGGTAACACCAATCATTTCCCGCCATTTCAGACGGATGTAAAACATCTGTTCGTCTGCTTTTATCACGGGGTTTAGACAGGATATGTCTTTCTACGGAACCTATAACTCTTGTCTCTGCTTTAGCCACTTCAATAAACCTCTTTAATGTTCCGCTTGGTTTGTACTTTGCTGTCATAGGGATAACCTATCACGACTTCCTGGTATTTATCCATTCCTCTAAAGTCAATCCTGCTTTAGAAGCTTTGCGCTTTAATGCGTTGCGCTCACGGTGGCTCATGCCACCCCAGATACCGTGTGTATCGTCCATTGCATCTGCATAAAGTAAACACTCTTTACGCACAGGGCACTCTGGCAAACCATCTCTGCCATAACACACAGCTTTAGAAATCTCTGCTATTGCTTTATATTTTTCTTTATCTCGTGGAGGGAACCATAAATCTGTTTTCATTCCCTTGCACTTGGCTTTATATCGCCAAGGTTCTGGTCCGAGGTCTTCTTCGTACAAGTATGCTCCTGAAGAGTTTGGCGCAGTTCTAGAAAATCATCTTCAGTTAGCAATACATAGTTCTCGTTGTTAAGACTTATACCTAGCACAGGCATACGACTTTCAAGTATTGCTTCCTTGACAATCTTTTCCAGTACTGTCGCTTTGACGGTAAAGGAGGCTTTGCCTGTCCACTTATGCTCTATGAGCAAATCGTCTGACCTGACATCACCTTTACGACTCCAAAATGCACCGCTTCCAGCGTTACGCTTTCCATCAAATGCTTTTGCTAATCGTGCCTCGTGCTTCTGAGACTCTTTAAGACCCTTACTCTTCATGCGCGAACTTAGACCCAGCTTTAATTGAATCTAGTACGTCCCGTTCAAGGGCCTCTTTCAAGTCTACTTCTTCCCGAATGGAGCTAAGCATAGCATCACTACCCTGCCATTGACGTTCGGCATACCGATAGTACGCACCAGCGCGGGTAATAACTTTGTTCAAAATACCAATAGATAGAATCTCTTTAGCAAAGTCAAAGTCTCCTGCTGGCAACTCTCCGCCATTAGCAAAGTAGAAGTCAACTAGAGCCACCTGTGATGGTGGGGCAGACTTGTTCTTTAATACACGAACCTTAATGGTCTGACCTACACGACGCTTATCTTGACCTGTACCTGCTTCAATCCAATCATCGCGCTTAATCTCAATGCGGGTGAAGAAGGCGTAATCCTTACCTAGACCACCTGGGGTAGTGCGTGGGTCTCCATACATAACGCCAATCTTTGACCGCCACTGGTTAATCATGATGCCGATAAAAGGGCGCTCAGGGTCTACTAGAGACCGCTTAGATGCTTTGCCTACCTTGCGAAAAAACTTATTAGTTAGGAGTGCTGATCGTCCGACTGTTGACTCTTCCATTTCTTTATCATTCTCTGATGTAGGAACGAGGGCAGGAAGGCTATCAATAACAATGCAATCCACAGCCTTGCTTTCGGTAATTTGAATGACGGCTTCATAAGCTTCCTCCATGATGTTGGTTGATATTACGTATACTCTAGAAGAATCAACCCCGCACATATCAGCATAACCAGGAACCCATTGCTCTGCTGCTACCCATACTGTAGTGAACTCTGGGTCACGCTTTTGATTGGCTGCAATAGTCTTGAGGGCAAGTGCTGTTTTACCATTACTTGCTTCTCCAACGATTTCATGCCATTGATTAATAGGCCATCCACCACCAAGCGCAACATCAACCGCTACTGAACCAGTAGTAATGCGACCCATAACATCATCTCTGATGTCTGAACCAAGCACGATTGTGTTATCGCCCATCTTCTTATTGATGGAACTAAATACTTTTGCTAACTCACCTGTTAATGCCATTTTAAATGTGTCCTATGATTGTTGTTGGATTCCATCCGCCTGTTTGGATTTGAACTGCTGGAGTTGCAGGCCCTGATGCTTGACCACCACTACCCACAATACCTTTACCTACGCCGCTACCTGACTGTTGAATTGGATACCCACAGTCATAACAACGCTTACGTGATTCAGGGGTAGCACCACCATAATTACCACTACCGCACCCAGGACAACGCTCTGGTTGTGGAGTCATCTGTTGACTTGGTGGGTATTGTGAATGTTGTGGTTGCGCATATGTAGCGGGTTGAGGTGCTGCATATGTAGGAGCTGGTGCCTGTTGTTGTGGTTGTTGCCCTAACTTCTTAGCAAACCAATCTGCATTACTCATCGTCTTCTCCTAAGTACATTGTTCTCATATTGATAGTGTCTTGTTCTACTAATCCTAAACTTAATGCAATTGAAAACGCGCCCATCAATGTAGATAAAGCAATTGCTTTATACACGGTGCCCATACTATCAAGATTTTCCATAAGCTCTTCTACATCCCCGCCAGTCTCTTCCATTTCTTTAATATGGATATTAGTTAAGACTTGGGAACTTAACTCTGAAATAGAATCTAAGAAGGGAAACAATGGCTCAACAGCATGCAAACGTTCATGGCTATCTTCTTTTTCTTTAGCTTCACCTTCTGGGCTAACTGGGGTTAAACCTAGGCGATCTGCAAGTTCATTGACGTTCTCTGTTATAGCGGTGTCATATAAATACCAACGATAGATAGTGCTCATAGGCACTTCGTTAGTTACGATTTCATAATCGTCTTTCTTACGTTTAAACCAACTCACTTAGCATCGCCCCATCTCTGTACAACTTTGATATCTGCAATCAGTGGAACATCTAGAAGATGTATATCTTCCATAGCCTCGCGGATTGCTTCTTGTGTTTTATCCACTAGTGAGTCTGGGGTCAGAGTAACTAATTCATCGTGAACCGTAAGAATTAACTTGGCTTCCTTAGGAATCATATCGTGGGCCCTAATCATAGCAAGTTTAATAATGTCTGCTGCAGACCCTTGGATACGCGTGTTGAACGCTTGACGCTCAGCACTAGCGCGGAACCCAGTCTGCTTAGATGTGATATCAGGCAAGTAACGGCGACGCTTTAGGATAGTTGAGATATAACCCTTATTACGTGCCACTCCAATAACCTTAGAACGGTAATCATTAATAGATGGAAACTTAGCCGCGAAATCATTAAGCAACTTCTTAGCCTCATCTACAGTACAACCAATCTGGCGCGAAATCTTATCTGGCCCAACGCCATAAGCAATAGCAAGAACCAAAGCCTTACCAGCTTTGCGGTCCACACCCATGGTGTTTCCTACAGTGGTATAGATATCCTCATCAGTTCTGTAGTTTTCTAACATGATTGGGTCTTTAGACATTGAAGCAATGATGCGTGGTTCAATCTGTGAGTAGTCAGCAACTACTAACTTATGGCCATCAGGAGCATAAAACATATTACGAATCAATGTGCCATGGTCTTTCTCAGGTGGTAAGTTTTTATTAGGCGCTGGAATGTTTTGTAGATTTGGGTTACGGCTAGAGAACCGACCAGTCTCTGCGCCCCACTGTACAAAGTCCCCATAGACTCTGCCATTGATAAGCATTGACTCACGTTCTTCAACCTTAGACTTACCGTTGGTTGTCTTAATAACTTCTCCGCCAAGGTAAGGCACAACGTAAGTGCTTAGTAATTTATTTAAATCTGCATACTCTAAGATGGCTGCAGCCAATTCGTCTTTCTCTCGGAAAGCCTCTAATGCCTCGGCTGATACTGAATAATCTTTGTAAGTTAGTTGATCTTTGTTCTTCTTGCTACCCGCGCCAGTAAGTATGACTGGCTTAAGTCCACGGCAGCCTTCTTCCTTTGGACCATACAGTAGCCATTGCTTTTCGCTGTTAGAATTTAAATTAAACACCTGACCTGCAATGCGGTAGATATTAGACCTTACTGCCTCTATCTCTATCTCTAACTTGGCAGATAAATCCGTTAAGTGTTGTACATCCACAGGGGCGCCAGTAAGTTTCATATCACAGAGAACAGTGAGGACATCCATCTCTAACTTCATAACTCGCTCTACTTCAGCGGCTTCAATCTTTGGTGCAAGGGTTTTCCAAAGTAAGAATGTATATTTAGAATCTAGGTATGAATACTTGGCTACCTCTTGAAATGAATACTCTTCTACCTTGTGTCCTATGCCTTTTTGCATACTAAAGCCAAGCTCACGCTGTAGGCAATCATCAAGACCTAACTTGCCCTTGTTCTTGTTGTCATACAAGAAGGAAGCCATAAGAGTGTCAAAGTAAGGACCTACAGGAATACGTCCGCCGTAATACTTAGCAACAGAACTCAAGTCAAAGACTAGGTTGTGTCCAATTGTCAATATATCGCTATTAAACATCAATGGCTCTAGAGCCTTAAAAACTTCTGCTGGAAACAACTGCACTGGTGCAGGTCCAAATACTTTCTCTGCTTTCTTATCGTCACGTGAATAGTCAAGAGGGCGCGCTGGTAATCCTGCTGCAACTCTCTTCTCACCTTGTCCTGTAAGTGGACGAATTAACTCTATAAAATCTCCATTAGGATGACCTAAAGGAATAACATCCCCGCGCCCGTGAGTGGCTAATGAAATCCAAAGCACCTCGTTAACCGCAGGTATGCCACGAAAATCACCTACTGTTTCAACGTCAAAGGCAAACGCATCTTGTTTTAGATAGTACGCAACCATCTCTTTAAGTTGCTCTTTTGTTGTAATTATATTCAAGTGTTATCCCTTAAGGCTGAAGGGCCAGAACCAGGGGATATTGGCCTGACCCTTCAACGATCTAGTTGTTAGGAAAGTGAAGCAGCGACTGCTTCAAGCTCTTCCCATGTTGGTTCTTTGATATCTGCGCGCGTGTACGGCTTGAAAGAAGCAACAGCGGCTTCTGCAGTAGCTTCGTCAATGTTCCAGTCTTCCATCAAATCGCGAGACTTAACTGGATTGATGTGGTAAGCGGTTGTTTGCATCTTACCTGTACGACTTAGAGCCCAATAGTTCTTTGTTAGAGGACCTTGAGGTGAGAAGTGTGCTGCATGAAGTGACTTGAATAAACGTGGGCTGGCAATCAACATTTGACGTTGAGGTCCGCCTTCAGTGCTGAGGTTTACGATTGAGAATGCGCGCTTTTCTTCAGGCTTGCTTCCAAGCTTTACGCATAGTGGATCGTTTTGACCAAGCGAAATGTAAGAACGCTTGCCCTCAGTTTTTTGAGTAAGGAAGTGTTGGCGATAGACAGCAAATGGGCCATCTTCGTCTAGGAATTTAACTACTTGAAAACCTTCTTGAAATTTAAATTCTGAAGGGTAGTCTCCTGCTGGTGCAATTTCGGCTGCTGACCAACCTGATTGGATT